CTGCATTTGGAATCGATTTTGTCACACCCATTCCCATTCCAGGGTTGGTACCATAAGTAATCATCGGTTCGATATCGGATGCTTCATAATTAAATTCTGCATCAAACTCAGAGCCACGAACGACCTTATCAGGGTCACCAGATGGTAAGGAATCTTTGGCAGTAAAATTAGTAAGTTTTACGTAGTCAGACATAAGGTGTCCCTATCCGTTGTGTCTTTTAATTAAGTACCCTCACTGAAGACACTTAAGTAAAAGGGGGCCATTGCAGCCCCCTGTGTTACTCTTAAGCTTTGACAGCTAAGACTAAGCCAGCCTCTGGGCGATACGTTTGTACGCCGTAGAGAGTGTCAGCAGTGTACAGAGTTGACAAGTACTCCTGCTTGTACTGAGTCTGTGACCGTACAGCCATCTGCTCAGCTAGGACAATAGCGTCCTTGTGGAAGAATAGACAGCCACGTACACCTGTGTCCAAGGTAGGAGCATTAGATGATACGTATACGTCTACACCGTAGAGGTTACCAATGAGGCCTGACTCTACAGCCTTACCACCAACAAAGTCACTAGATACGTAACGATCAATACCCATGATGTCCCGACGTGCTGACGGGGGGATAACTAAGTAGCGGTTATCCATAGGTACGTTGTTATCATCCATTACTTTGATAGCTTCTCGGAAGCCTTCATCGTTAAACGCCAAAGCAGGTGCACCGTCAAAAGGAGCAATGCTATCAGCGGTAAACTCCCAAGTTGCTGAGTTAGTCCAATCAGCAGCAGACGTTGGGTTAGCGGTACGAGTACCATCTCCAAAGCCTGTAGCACAGTTAATCAACGAGTTGTCAACTTGGACAGCCAATTGATAACCAGCGTCTTCAGTGTAGAACTGACGCAACGAGGTTAACGCTTGTACTTCTACGATGTCTTCAATAAAACGTGAGTACTCAAAGTGCTGGTCAACAGCAATTGTAAGCTCTTGTTCTACGTTAGCTTGAATAGTAACCACGGTGTTAGCCGCTTTAACATTGGCTTCCCCGCGAATGGGCTTAGGTACGTGAATAAGATCACCCTTCTTACCCGTCATAGACAAACGCTTGACGAGTGGGGCCATCTTAAGGTTCTTTTGGAACGAGGCAATGATCTCATCACTCCAGATTTCTGGGATGAATGTATCAGCATTAACCTTGTTTACAATGGAGGTGGCACCTCCGGGATAATTTGCTTCAGCCATTTTACTTCTCCTAAATTATTTTACCCTCTTGTCGGCATAGGCGGCCATTATTTCAGGTTGTAGTGCCATATAGCGATCTGGGTCATTTTTCATAAGTTTAATAATGTCAGCACGACGATATATTTTCTTACGTGACCCCTCAGATGATCCCCTAGCGTTACCTGCACTAGCAGACTTAACGGCACCCTTACGAGCTACTTTCTCAGCTTGTGCTGTTTGATTAACTACATCCCTGCGTTCTTTCCAGTTATTAAATAGTTCATCAGCAGCATCGTAATCGTACTGTTGGTCAGCTTGAACAAACAACTTTGTTCTAACTTTAGAAGCCTTGATCCACTCAGCAAACTTAGGGTCTTGCAGCACTACTTCCATATCAGGATGATTGGACTTAAGTTGTGCAAGAGTTGCCTGTTGTCTGTTACGCTGGGCGTATGCTTCAGCCTCTCTAATTTTAGGGTGGTTGTCAATAGCTCTATTAACAGCCGTCTGTGGGTCAATAAAGAAGTCTGTATCGTCTTCTTGTACCTGTGCTTCAAATTGAGGTGCTTGGTTTTGCTGATTGAGTTCTGTCTGGATGTAGCTATCAACCACATTTCTAAGCTCGCCTACTTCCGTACTCTGTTTGCCTGAGAACTTCTCAAGCTCTTGGTGCATCTGTACTAAATCTTCTACAGACTTACCTTGGTACTTTTCTGGAACAGAGGTTTCCTCTAAAGTTGGCTCCTGTGTTTCTTCTGGAGTCTCTAAAGTGTTCTCAGTGTCGAGTTGATCTGTGTCTTCTTCTTCCGGACGCTCATTTAATAAAGTCGCTCTTGACATTAAAACTTACCCCGCCTTATTAGGTTATGGAGAAATAAAATAGGAGGTGCCCCTAAGGATTCCTAACTAGTATGTCCTGCCTTTTCATGTTCACGTAACCACTTAGAGTGCCTACCGGGAAAATCCCCAGAAGCACCCTCTAGTACGTGACGTGTAGCAGAAACAATCTTTGTAGCATTAGCACCACAGTCGCACCTACTGATTGTGGTCCCTGCTTCTACAAACTCTTCAAAGATATGACCTTGGTCACACTTAAATTCAAATACTTTAATCATCTTCAGTCTTATTTGCTTCTTCGTAGTTGGTATTTATTATACTCTCTAAGTTAAGTAAATGAGAAAGTACATTTAATTGACCCTTACGAAAGTACATATCATCAGGATCTTTAGTAGCTTCTACGCTATTAATATTAGTAAAGTTACTATCAAAGTCCTCCATAAGTTGTTTCCAACCGTCTTCTATGAATAAACTAAAGTAATTATCATAGTATTCTTGTGTTTCTCTGTCCACTTGAGGCCTCTTAGG